GCTGTAGAACTTCTGATTTCCGCTGCCTGTAGTGCCGGGCGATACGGTGTAGGCGGTCGCGCTGCCGTCAGATAACGTCGCGGTAAGCGTGCATGCGCTTGAATACGCCGCCCAATAGATCGTCGCCGTTCGACTCGTTGTGTCGGCGGGCAAAGTGAATTGATAGCCCTGCCCTGTCGCGGTCGTGTTGTCGACGTAGATGCCGCCCGCGAGCGCTGTCGCTGATGCCGTGGGCGTGCCATCCGTCCACGTCATCTTCGGGCCGTCTGTGTATCCCGTCCAAGTGACGCCAGACCCGATCAGCGTCGGAAGCCCGATCGTCGAGCCGCCGCCAGACTTCCGGTTGACGGACGTCGCCGACTGCGGAAACTGAATCCAATCCGTCTGTGCCGGCGATGAGAGGTTGAAGGTCTCAGTGCCGGCGAGGACGGTATTCGAGCCGGTCAGAGTGCCCACGATTCGCCCTTATGCGTTGCCTTCGGTGAGGGTGCCCGAGCTCACGGTAACAGTCGCGTTCGCGACGATGCTCGTTGTCGGCATCTGCACAACACCCGTCCCAGCGGCCGTCGTACTCACGTCGAAGTCTGCGACGAACGTCCCGCCCGACGTAGTGAGCCGCGCCCATGTCGCCGTGCCGGTTGCCGACGCCGTCGCGTTCGCGATCGCATTGAACGTCAGTACGCCATTCGAAACCGTGCCGAGGCTCGACGAGCAGGTATGCGCCGAGAGCGCGGTCGTCGCGGGGCCGCCGGTTGCCGGCTGCGTGCCGCTGTAGAGCGTGAGAATTGCGGAAGCGCCTGCGGCCGTGACGATGGCGGTCGAGCGCGTAGTGCGCAACGTGGAAGCAAGACCGATTTGCATGAAAGATCCTTTGGCTCAGATGCCGAGTGCCTGTTTCGCGGCGCCGTAAAGCGCGAACCTGTCGGCTGCTCCATTCGTGCCGCCGTTGATGATTTTCGTGATGCGATCGAACTGGCCGAGATCGGCGTATCCGTTCAGGCCGTGATTGGCCCACCACCAAGCGGCCGAACTCGCGGCCGCACCTGACTGCTCGAGCATTTCCGGATGCGCGATCAGGTCAAGGTCGAGGCCCACGCTCGCGAGCTGATAGTTCCGGCGGCCGGTGATTTGGATCAGTCCGCGACCCATGAAGCGCTTGCCGTCGCCGGGCTGGCTGTTTCCGAGATCCGTCCGACCTTCGTATCGCACCTGCGCGGGCGTCGGCCCCCAGATCTCGCGCGTGTAGACGAGACGGCCGGATTCATGGCCGATCTGCGCGAGGAAGGCGGCGATGCGCCGCGACGTGTTGATCGCGAAGCGGTCGCATGCGACCTGCAGATGCGGCAGCCATTGCGCAGCACGAAGCTGCGTCGCGCCAGTGCCGGCGGCGACGATCGTCGAGTTCAGTTGCATGTCAATCTCCCGGCCACTTGCCGTGCGCGAGCGCCCAGATGATCCCGCCGACCGTCAGGAACGGCCCGATGTAGATCGCCGCGCTGCGAAGGAAACGCGCCATGCGCGCGAAGAACGTTGCGCTCTGCCCCGCGCGACTGAAGATGTCCACGAGTGCGCGCGTATTGCTTTCGATCCGAAGAGATCTTTCGTCGGCCGACTTCGTCAGTGCCGTGTTCTCTTCTATGGATTTGTGGACAGCCTCGAATCGGCGGTCGATCTGCGCTTGGAAGTCCTCGAATTGCTGATCGATCATCGCGAACCGCTCCTCATTGCTGTGGCGGCGCTCCAGGTGCGCGGGTGGATTCAAGAGTTGGCCCCGTAAATAAAAAGCCGCCCGGAGGCGGCTGGTGATTAATCGACCGATCGTCCTACTGGGTCGGCAGGGGCCGTCAAAGGCGACCTGCATCTAATGTAAAATTGCGGACCCTTGCTGTTGCACCAAGACGAGTTCATGAAAAAACTACCTGTACTGAACGGCCTACGCGGCGTTGCAATCGTCGGCGTGGTTTTCCATCACTCGTTCTATGCCTTCTTCGCGAATCCCGCCCTACCATTAACTCCATTGACCGTAGTCGCATCTAGCGGTTGGCTTGGAGTAAATCTCTTTTTCTTTCTTTCAGGCTTCGTCCTCTTTCTCCCGTACGCAACAGATAAAAGAAAGTTTGACGGACGAGATTCGGTGATCACGTTCTACAAACACAGAGCGATCCGATTACTTCCGCTTTACTACACATCAACCTTCGTCCTGCTCCTTCTAGCGTCGCCCCACCAGTTGGGCGATATTTCGCTTTACCGTGCCTTTGTGGATTACCTATTCGCGACTTTCGTCTATCGCCGCGTGACGTTCTTTCCCGCTGAAAATTGGGTTCTATGGTCGCTCGGCGTGGAACTTTGGTTCTCTCTGCTCTTCCCGATAATCGTCATTGCGATTAATCGATACGGATGGCGTAAGGTGTTGCCTTTCGTGATCCTGCTGGCGCTGTCGGTTCGCATCGCTGGACACGCCATCGTTCTATCCGATCCGAGGCGCGTGTTGAATTACATATCCGACTCAGTTTTCGGACGAGTCGATGAATTCGCGTTCGGCATGCTTGGTGCCCACCTGTTTGCGACACGTCGCATGCTCGCCCGACCGGCGCTTCAACTCGCAGCAGGATTGTTTCTGATATGCGCGTCAGCCACGCTCTGGACAATGTGGAGTCACGGGTCGTTTGCCCCGCAAACAGCCGCCCTATTTACTATTCCGATGGACATCGGATTTCTCGTTGCGACAAACGCGTTGCTCGTTGGGTGCGCGACCGCGTCGCGCGCTTTGTCCGTATGGCCCCTTCAGATGCTTGGTCTGATGTGCTACAGCCTCTACATTTGGCATGCCCCTCTCATCGCGCATTTCCGAGCATCTGCCTATACGGTCCCAACCTATACTGCGTACCTAGGCGCGACCGTTCTGATCGCATGGTTGTCATACCGATACATCGAATTCGGCTCTGTCTCTGACTTTCGCAAGCTGCTTCCAACAGGCAGAAGTGAAGCGGCACATCGGACGGTCCGTCAGGTGCGAACTCGAAAAGCATCTGAGATGGAGAGATGAAATTCCTCTCCATTTCAGGTTCAAGCCGTTGGCGAAGGCAAATCTTCACTTATCAGCGACGGAAGACTCTCATAGAAAGCCCTCCATCTCGCATCGGATCTTTCTATGGCCCCCATGTTCGGATACTCGGAGGCGTCTTGAGGCGCTCCGAAATAACCCTTGATGGTGGCTTCTGTGTCATCGGTGAACTGCACGTTAATCGTCTCAGGCATAGATCCCTCAGAATGTGTAGCTGCGCACCGTTGCCGTGTACGACAGCGTGCCGGCGCTCGTGAATGCAGTCCAATAGATCGTCTGCGGAGTGATCAGCGGCACGTCACCGAAGGGCATGCCAATGCTGGTCGAAATCGCGGAGGCGTTCTGAAGCCCCGCAAGATTGGTCGGCTCCCCCGCGAGACCAATATTGTTGGTTGCGCCGGCCGTCGAATTCACCAGAGAAAAACTCCCGGTGCAATACTTTGCATTCAGCGGAACGGCCGCGGATATGTTCAGCGAAGCATAGGATGCGGAACCTGCAGTCGTGTTGCTACTGAGAATCGTGTTGATGCGATAGACGCGCCTATCGTATTGGTAACCAGCGCTCAGAAGCGAACTTCCCGTTGGCCACACCGAGACGAGCGCGCTCGCCGTATAGCCGGAAGGCATATTGCTGCCGCCGTACACGTTCGGCGCAGCCGAACTAGTAGCATTCGTTGCGAGCAGCGCAGCCGTCTGCGTCGTCGGGTTGTAGATCGCATACAGGGCGACGAATCCATTCGCGGGCGGGCTTCCTGTGTCCATGCCGCCCGCGCCAGTGGTCGAGATATTGACCGTCTTGCTGAAGCTGGCGAGCTTGTAGGTCAGGCCGCCCAGCGCCGATTCGACGATGATTTCGTCGGCCGTCAGCGTCGCACTGGCCGATGCCGTCGTGATGGTCATTGCGAGGTTGCGAGACGTCCCCACAACGGCATTCGACGACGCCTTCACCGCGGCGAGTAGGTTCGTGATCAGCGTTGCCGTCGTGCCGTCGTCGGTCGCATTCTGCCCCGTCTGATTCACGATGAACTGCGCGAGCACCGCCGACATGATGCTGGACTGCCGCCACGCCTTGTTCAGGGACTTCGAGTCGGCGACGCCGGACTGGAAGCCATTCGTGAGCGCGGACAGCGCGGCCCACTGCGCCTGCGTGAGTACGTTCGCCGATCCGCCCGTCGCGAACGGAAGAAAATCATTCGTTGCCATTTATGCTCCGTAATGGTCAGGCTGCGACGCCCCATGCGCCGACGTCGAAACCGGAAATCAAATTGTTCTCGACATCGAATCCGAAGAGCGAACTTCCGGGATTCGATGTCACGTAGTAGCCGTTGATGTGGACTGCCTCGGGCTTCAGCGGGATGTATCCGCCGCGCAACAGCGCGAGGAAGATCGCGCTCGGCACGTTTCCGGCGATGCCATATGTGATGGACATGTCGCCGTTGTCCTGGATGAACACGTAGGTTCCTGCGGGGTAGATCGTCCCGCTGCCGCTCCAAGAAAGGGGGGAACCAGCGAGCGGCGCCACCGTGAGGATCACGGACCCAAGTCCGTCGACCGCGTAATCGACGAGAGTCGTGGCTGCAGTCGTCGGGCACGAGATATAGGAAGTCGGCCTCGAGGAAGTTCCAGAGCGGCGTTCAACCTGGACTGCATCGATGTACAACCCGCTCGCGCCGTCACCCGTGTACGAGCTCGAACCTCCAGATGCCAGAATGCACTGGACCGTAGCGGTTCCAGCTGCCGTCGCCGTCGCGTTGATCCAGCAGCGAAGCCATCCACCGCCCAGGTCGATGATCCCGTACGAATTCGGCGATCCTCCGACCACGGTAACCGACTGCGTAGCGAGGTCGTACAGACATGATGTCGACGTTGTGAATGCACCTGATTGAGCAAATCCGAAGCGGATCTGCGAACGCTCACCTGCATAGAACAGTGCAGAGGCACAGACGTTATCTCCGGTCGAATAGCTGCTCGCAGCGACCCGGGAGATGTAGTGCGAGGTGCTGGCCGAGGTGTCCTCGACGATCTTGAACGCGCTCGTGCCGCGCGGCGTCAGTACCGTTCCGGGCTGCGTCACCGTCGCCCTGGTCATCGGCCAGTTGGACGAGAACACCTCCGACGCGCCAATGCCGTTGACCCGCGCGTTGGTATAGAGCAACTGGTTGCCTTGCCAGTCTGCGCGGTACACATCGACCGATGAGACTGAAAGAACCTGCTGTCCACCGTATTTAAGGTGAAATTGCGCGGTCGATCCATCACCTGTTCCAAACGGCTCGCCGTTCGCCGTGATCGACACCGGCCCAGTAACTGCGGCGTTGCCCTTGTTGAAGATGGTGTTGAGGATCGCCGCCGAGGTGCCGAGCGTCCCGTCCCAACTGTTCGCGCCGATCTTGGCGCGGATCAGGAGCCGATAGGTATCGTCATCGAGCGAGACGACTCCAGTTGTAGGATCGAACGGCCCTTGCCACACACCCTGATCGAACCCGAGTCCGACTGTATCGAGCGAGAAATACACACCAGTCAGCGGCGTGTTTACGTTGCGCGTCACGCCGACCCAGAGTCCGACAGCGTCGAGCTGCACGCCAACCGCTGAATCGAGATCGAACGCTGGAGGAGTCGCCGAGAGCTGATTCTGGATGTCGACGAACGCCTGCGCGACGCCGCCGACCATCGCCATGAAGTTCGGCTTATCGGCGTGCTCCGATGTGACGAGGCCGGTGTAATCGGTGACGTCAGTCATATCAGGTAACCGTGAGAGTGACGCTTGCCGGCGTGCACGTTGCGGACTGGTTGAAGGCCAGAGGGACGTCAGGAGATCCTGCGCCGCCCGGGCCTGTGAGGGTCAGAGACGTGATCTTGAACGTGTTGCCACCGCTTACGCCCTTTGCTGCCGCGATGCACGAGTCCCACTCCACCGCACCCGCAGCCCCGCCACCGATCGCGACAGAATTCACGTAGTCGGAGATCGCCTGCTGAACGGCTGCGCCGGTGACAGACGAATAGCCGGAGAGGGCTTTCATCGAAACTGCGACCGCGATCGCCTGCGTCGTCGGCCGAAAGAAGTTGATCGGGTGAGGGATGCCGTAGACGTCCGTTACCGTGACCGTCGTCGTGCCGTACGTTCCGCCACCGGGCGTCTTCTTCGCTGCAATCGCGTTCGCGATGGCAGTCGAGTCGCCGCCTTCGACCACCAGCGCGATCGTGTGCGGAGGAAGCGTGTTTGCGTCGGTCGAGTTCGTGTCGTTCTCGTACGCTGCGTAACGCGTGACGCCAGAGACGCCAGCGACGGCGCCTATGATGCCGGCGAGCACGGTCAGCGACGGGATCGCGACGGACGTCGTTTGACGCTTGCGCAGAGCCGCGTCTGCCTCGACAGGTGCGCCCGGATCAGCAACGCTCGCGGCCGTTGCCGTCTGCCAACCGCGCGTGGGCGTCGAGATCTGCAGTGCCGTGCCCGAGGCGAGCGTCACGGCGCCGTCCGTTTGGCACGTCGCAGTTGCAACGACAGAGCCGCCCGAAGGGATCAGCACGCTCGCCGGGAGCGCCCATTGATTAGTGCCGTCCGAGACGATGCCATTCGTGATAGTGGTGCCGGCCTGCCCGACCAGCGTAACATCGACCGTGGATTGCGACGACACGTTGCGCGCGATGCCGTTGATCTTGACGACGCTCGACAGGTTCGCGCCCTGCGCAGTGGCGGGCGAATAGGCGTTGTAGCAGGCGACCGCGCCATTGTTGCAATCGTTGATCGCAGAGGCGATTGTCGCGATCCACTGGCCGTCCTGGCTGTCGGGCGTCACGACAACGTCCGAACCGTAGATGCTCTGGAACGTCGCGATCAGACTCTGATAGACGTCATTGAACGAGGGGATGGAAATCCCCGCGCTCGTGATCGTCGGACCGAGCGTTGCGAGAGGGTAAGTCGCCATCAGATAGCCGCCGTGATTGTCGTTTGGCCGTAGAGCGTGTCGATGGTCGCCGCGACCGTGAAGGCGCGCGTTGCCGGATCGACGACGCTCGCGTAATCGGCGATGCCCGTCACGCCCTGCGTTTCGAGGATGCGTTCTTGCACAGCGAGGTCGCGCGTCGAAGCCGTGCCGGTGCCGAGGATCTCAGTCGCGTACGGCGTGCCCTCAGACGTGTCGAGGAACCATTCGCCAGTCGAGAGTTGCAGCCGGGTCAGAACGAGCTGCGCGACGGCCGCTGGCGAGTCGACGAGGAAGTTCGCCGAGCCTTGCCCGAACGAGTAATCGCCGTTTTCGTCGAGAGTTCGATAGCGCATCAGACGACCGATCCTGTTTGACCTGCGCCAGTCGTGACGCCGGTGTGCTTGTGCGATTCATCGATCCGGTGCCCGTTCGCGGAAACCTGACCGGTGAAGTTGGTGTTGCCGTTGATCGCCATCGCGGTCGGCGCGCTGTTCGCGTTCTGCACGTTGATGATTCCCGTCACCGTCACGGCCGGCGTGTCGAGCGTGATGCCACCCGGAGCCTTGACCTTGACGACCTTTCCCGATGGATCGAGATCGACGAAGGTCGTGCCGTCATTGCTGCGGAGTTGCGTCGTACTCGTGCTGACGCCGCTGATCTTCGTCGCCTGCGAGAACGGCCCCAGAATCGCGAATCCGTCCGACAGGTCATGCATGCGAAGCTCGGCTTGCACCTGAACGCCGCCCGACTGCCACCACGCATCGATGCATCGCGACGAGAACACGATCAGCGCCTCGTCGCCTGCCGCGACCGGAAATGTCAGAGTGCATCCGCCGCCGCGCGGGAAGCACACCGGAACGTCGACAAGCAACGGAAGCGTGACCCACGAAGTGCTACCATCCTGCGCGCGCACCTGCGCCTGAATGGCGGGTTGCGCAGTGCAGGTCAATGCGCTAGCGTCGAAGCTCTGGATGATCGCCGGGAGTGCGGTCCAGAGCCCTGCTTGATTGCCGCCGAGCGCGGCGCGCAGCGCGTCTTCAAAGTTGGCCGAGCGTTCGGTCTGGAGCATTGGATATGAGAAAAATCAAAATAACCGCGATCGCAGCACTGGCCGTCGTTCCCACCTTGGCGCTAGCTGATCAGAGCAGCGACGCGCTATCGAGCGCTCTACATCCGCCGAGTCCGGTCGCGTCTGTTCGGCCGAACGAGGCATTGCCGGTCTACCTGAAAAATGGCTCGCTCATATGCCAAAAGTGGCAGATGCTCCAGAGCACCGCTGAAGAAGCCGCGCGTGCGCCAGACTCGGAGCAAGAGCGCATTGTCAGAAACAGAAACTGTGCGGTCGTCCCCGCCGACACGCGGGTGTCGATCGTTAAGACCGACCCGAAGTCATGGGACGGACTGGCCGAAAAGACGTACGGCTACGCAAAGGTCAGCTGGCACAGCCAGTTCGGCGATGATTCCGGATACGTCGGCGTCGGCGCGCTTCGGAACTAGCCTGCCGCCTGTACCGAGTTACCCGCGGGTGCGGACGTGTCGACCGCCAAACAGATCAGATCGCAATACCACTCCTGCCCGCGTGTGTCGCCGATGAACTCAGAGACGAGAACACGATAGAAACCGGCTGCTGTCGTCACGGCTGCGGATGGCAGCCCCTGATACGCGAGCCCCAACTGTTTCACCGTCAGTGTGTTGATGTCAGCCTGCGCGATCTGCACGAGGCAACCGATCCGTACGAGCGGATTAAGAAGGATGCGCGCGTGCACACCATCTGAGGTTGCTTCCGGCACGCCGATCAGCCCCGTCGTCGACGAGAGCACCACCGCCTCGCCGGGCCTGTATCCGGTGACCGGCACGACCACTGCCTGCCCGCTCTGGATGCTCCAGCGGAAGCCGTTTTTCGCGGCCCAGTCCCGCGCGTAGTCTCGCGACATCCCGAACAGCACCTTGCCGCGCGCGAGCGCTTGCGCAGGTATGCCGCCAACCAGACCGTTGACGTCCGTCGCGTAGGGCAGCTTTCCAGCGTCGGCGTTCTGCTTCGTGATCGAATCGAGGATCTGTTGCGGCGTGCTGCCGGCCGCCAGTGTCTGATTGACCATGCCGAAGTTGTAGAACTCGTCGCCGTCCGCCGCCCAGATGTCGAGGAACGAATCGACGTTGCGCTCTTTCCCTCGCACGAACTGCTTGATCGTGCCTTGGAAGATGATTCCGAAGTTGCCCTTCTCGTATCCTGCCTGCAGCGTGATCGTCGTGAACTCGCCCTGAATCGCTTTCACAGTGGCAGGCGCGAGGTTGTACACGCGCACATAGAGCGTGTTCGGCGCCTGCGTGTCCGCTTGCCGCACCTCGAAACGGAACCTAAGCTGCGACAAGTCGAGGCCATTCGAGCCGGTCGAAACGATCAGCGTCGCCTTCCGTCCGAATTGATCGCTCATGAGGTCACGAAGTAGAGATGCCCTGTCGTCCCGAGGTTGTCGAACGTCGGAACCGCGTCGGGGTCGTGATCGGTCTGCACCACCAGTTGCCCGATGAAGCCGAGATGCGCGTATTGCCCAAGCAAATCGACGCCCGTCACGAGCGGGATACTTCCGACCATCGGGTTGCCCGTCGCATCCGCAATGTCGAGCATCCATGCGGCGGCCGGCACGTTCCATCGGAGCGTCATCTTGTAAGTGACGCCGCCGAGCGCGATGCTGAAAGTCTGCGGCTTGGCGGACAGCGGAATCTCGTATGCGGTCATGCCAATGCCGTAGCGTTGAAGTTTGGAGCGGGCTCCAATTGAAAGGTCCCTGCGTCACTGGAAGACGCAGTGCTCGCCGGGTTCGACATGACGCTCGAGTCCGGAACAGTCACCGTCTGGGTCTGTGCCATCAGGAGCTGACGCATCACGATCCGGATCAGCATCGAATTTTCATTGTCCTTGTCCGTCGTCGTTGACAGGGACTTGATGATCATGTTCTTGTACGGACGCTTCCCGGTATAGACCGTGAATAACGTTCGCGCCTGATATGCAGCGAGCAGGTTGTCATACGCCTTCTGCACCGGCGAGACGCCGCCGCTGAGCAGATTGATGAAGCCCGCGCCGAGCTCGACAGCGCCGATGAGCGCGCGCGCGGCGCTGCTCTGAGCGGCCGAGAAGCCGCCCACAGCACCGAGCAGGCTCGTTGAGTTCGGACTATTCGACCAGCCTGCCGTGATGATCAGATCAGCAGGCCGGACGAAAGCGTGATCAGCGATGACCGTGCCCTGCTCGACGGGATGCTCAGTCACTTCGAGCTCGTCCTGGTGGACTTCCTCAATGGTCGCGTGCGCAACGATCGACGATCCGCCGTCCTGCGCGACGAGCCCGCGCTTGGGCTTCATCGTCAGAAGCTGAAGCCCGAGCTGCGCGCCCGATTCGATGAAGCCGAGAACGCTCACACGTATGCTCCTGTCATGTTACGCACGAGATCAGCGTTGACGCGCGCTTGCTCGCCCGCGACGGCGCGCCCGGTGCCGCCTGGGTCAGGCGAACCGTGAACGTGCACGTCGGTCTTCTGGCTAATCGTCACTGACTTCGATGCGGCTGGCGCGGCGCTCGCGCCGAGCTTGCCGTATGCAGAGCCGTTCTCGTGCTGGAAAATTGATCCGGCTACGCCCTGCAATTGATCGCCCGACAGCACGGTGTCAGCCGAGACGCCCAGTTGCTTCGCGACCGCCGCGATATATGCCTGCGTGTCGTTCTCGTTTGCCGGCGCCCAGCGCGAGACGATCTTTCGAATCGTGTTGAATCCGCGCGCGGTATAGCTGCGCAGAAGCTTCGCCGTCGCCTCGATGCCGGTTTGCATGTCGGAGAACACCGCGAAGCCGCCGCTGTCTGCGCCGATCGCGCCCGCAGTGCGCGCGAACTCACCATAGCGGATGTTGCCCGGATTGTTGTTCCGGATGCCGCGCGGAGCGTCCCAGTTCTTACTTCCGTTTCCAAGGTCAAGCGGAGCCGATCCGGCTTGCTGGCCACCAGACGGAGCAGCGCCAGCCCATTGCTGGAAGGCGTACCGCTTGCGCCGCACCCATGCGATGAAAGCGCTGTCGTTCGGGTTCGCGTCCGGAGGCTCGTCGCCCTGCGCAGTCTGATCCTTCGAAGAATCTTTCCCGCCGAACCAGTCTGCCAATCGGGAAAACGGCTCTACGATGTTCCCGATCACCTTAGCGACCTTCCCGGCTTTGTCCAGGAAGACGTCTACGTCCTTCCCGACCTTCTGCCAGTCCGTGTCGCGCACCCACTTCGCAACGGCTTCCAGTGCCGTGGCGATCTTACGCGCAGTCTCGTCGGCATGCCCGGCTGCCCACTTCTCGAACTCCGTCGAGATCGTCGCCAGCACTGGAGCGAGGTTCTCCTGCAACAGCACCCAGAACATATGGATGTCGTTGGTCAGGCTGCGGATCGAGTTGTCGAACGACATCCCGGCCTGCGCCGCGCGCTCGGGATTCAGGTGAAACATGCCGAGCTTCTTCTGATACTCGGCCTGCGCGGCCTGCAGCTTCGGCAGGCCGTTTTCGAGCATCAGCAGCGTGTCGGGGTCAATCCCGAACAGGCCCGCATACTGCGCCGCGATGTACGGCTGCATCTGCTTCATCTTGCCGATGAAGCTCTCGAATTGCTCGAGCGGGCCGTTCCCGGTCACGCCGAGCTGCGCGAGCAGACCGTTCATGCCCGGATTCAGGCGCAGCGTGCGCGTGAATCCTTCGAGCGATGCCTGAGCCTGATCCGCTGTCAGACCGATCTGGCCGGCGGCGTACCGCAGCGCCATGATGTTGCCGACCGTCTCGCCGGTGCGCTGCGAGGCGTAATACAGGCGCTCCATCTCTCCCGAGATGATCTTGACGCCAGCGACGACAGCCGTCGCCGTTGCCACGACTGCGGCGCCGAGCTTCAGCACGGTCTTGGTGACGCTCTGGAGCGACAGCGTGAACTTGCGCAGGCTCGTCTCGTCGGTCTTGTAGCCGATCGAGACCAGAAACTCCTTGATGACCTCTTCGTTCATCGCTTCGTCCGTTCCATGTGTTCCTGCACGCGCGCTTCGTTCTCGCGCTTGACCGAGAGCGCGTCATTAAGCAGCGCGACGTCGCACAGATCCAGCGTGCCGTCGATCAGGGACTCGTACTTGATGAGCCCCTCCATGACCGGCAGCAGAAGCCAATCTTCGCCATCAGGAAGGGAGACGAAGCTGATCCCGCTCAGGCCGCCGCGGTCAAAGTCGACGGCCCGCCGGGAAAAAAACTGCCGAGGTTCTGCTGGATGACCGCGACCGCGAGACGAAGCATCGTCGGCAGGTCGATGTCCTGAAACATCAATCCGCCGCCCTTGACCATGACGTTCTGCCAGCCTTCGCCCTGCTGGCGCTGCACGACCATCAGGCACGTGTCGAGCACGTAGTCGGTGTCCTCGTCGGACATCTTCGCGAGCGCTTCGGCGATCGGGCTGACGAGTTCCGCGAAGCCTTTCGCCTCCGCTTTCAGCGCACCGCCGAGTCCCGCGAGCAGTGGCGCGAGCCGCCGTGCGACGTGGAATTGCTTCTTCGCATCGAGGCGGCTGATCCGGTACGACTGGCCGTTGATTTCAACGATTCCGCTCATGATCAGATGCCCGCAGCGAGTGCCGGATCGATGATGCCGGCGTTGAATTCCCATTCGACCATGCCGGCTTCCTTGGCGTAATCGTTCTTCGGGAATTTGGTGAACGCGACGAGCTGGCAGGTGTACACGTCACCGCGAATCGTGTCCGTGGCCTCGAGCGTGTTTTGCCCCCAGTTCGCCGAGCTCGTGCGCTGGAAGTTGTACATCGCCGACAGAAGAGCGTTCGTTGGCGATGTCTTCTGAAGACGCACAGTCAGCTTGCCTGCCTTGCTCGCGATCAGGCTGTGCATCGGCGTGCCATCAGCGCCGGTCTTCATGTTGTCGGCGTCTTCGGTGAACTCCACCGTGAAGCCTTCTTCCGCGATGCCGCAGCCGGCACCGAGTGAGATTGCGCCGCCGGGGCCGATCAGCGACGCATTGAAATTCAGAAACGAGTACGTTGCGCTCATCTAAACCCCTTACTGGTTGACGGTGACAGCGATGTCCGCGCTGTGGATTGCGCCGGCTTCCTTCGCTGCGATCTGGAACTTGACCGACTTGCGCGCGGCGCGATCGGCCTGGCTCTGGTTTGCGATCGGCGGCGTGTAGATGTAGAAGCCCTTAGGCATGTAGTCGCCCTGACTCAGCGTGCCGAAGCCGCCCGAATTCCACGTGCCCGGAGCGAGGAAGCCATTCGTGACGTACTGCGCGCAGACCTGTGCGAGCGTCGTCGCGATCAGGTGATTGCCCGCGTCGGTCTGCGGAATCTTCGTCGTGCTCGTATAGAGCAGGTTGAAGACCGCGTTCTGCAGATCGATGGCGAAGTTGTCCGCGCCGATCACCGAGTCGATGAAATCACCCGAGCAGCAGACGCCCTGCTCGATGATCGCGGTGTTGTTGTCGTAGGCGACGAACACGTTGCAATTGAACGCTTCGAGCGCGTTCGCCTGCGTGCTGTTCAGGTTCTCAGCCGTGATGCCGGGTTGCTGCTTGAACTTCAGCGTGATGACCGTGTTGTTGCCGGTGTAGTCGGTCGTCAGGATGCGCGCGAGCAGCGACGCGATCGCGTACGCGTTCGAGCTCGAATACTGCACGGCCGTCTTCTTGTAGCCGAGCCCCTTCAGTTGATACGCGATGTTCGTCGTGTCGCTTCCGACGAGAACGCCGGCTTCTTGCGTCGTGACGCCGTAGAAGTGCTTCGTCGAGGCAGCTTCGATGTAGGCAGCGATGGCGAGGTGATCGGCATCGACCGCGCTCGGCACGGTCAGCGCATACCACTGCTGTCCGTAGTTCGCGTCGAACAGCGTCACCGCCGAGACCGCAGATTCCGCAGCCGCGCCCGCGGCGACGTATGCACCCGACGTCGTCGACGTGAGGCCCATGAGTGCGGAAATGTCCGTGCCCGACGTCGGCGCCTGCGCGAAGCTCACGGACGACGTCGCACCAGTCGTCGCACTCGTGATCTCGAAGCGGCCGAATGTCGAGTTCCAGACGCAGGTGCCCGCGCTTGCGAGTGCTGTCGTGACAGCCGATGCCACGCCGTTCAAGTTCGTGACGCCGGCGAGGCTGATGCCCGACAGCGTCTTGAGCGTGCCGTCGATGGTGACCTTCATGCCGCCGGACGAAACTGCGGTGAAGTTGGAGAGCGCTTGCTGCGCGGCCGACAGCGTGCCGCCGAGCAACTGGCCGGCGGATGCCGTCTTCGCCCAGCGGCCGACCATGACGGTCGTCGGTTGCGGTGCCTGCTCGAACCAGAGCACGGCCGCCTTGTATTCTTCGGCCGACGTGCCGAAGTCGGTCGCCAGGTCGTCGATGCTTTCGTACGTGCGGAAGCGCGACACAAGGTCGATGACGTTGGACGTGCCGAGGATCAGCAGCGTCGAGGTGTTTTGAGCCTGCGCAGCGGACTGCGTGAGCGTGATCGCGACCTTGACCAGTCGGCTGATCGGCAGAGTGTTCGCCATGTGTGCGTCCCGAAAAGAAAAAGCCCGCACGCGGCGGGCCGATGAATCCGATGTGAATGGGCTTACTGCTCGACGACGAAGTCTGTCGTGTCAGGGTCGCGGTCGATCGTGCCGTGCGCGGACAGCAGATTGAGCACGCTGTACGTGCGCTCGACCTGACGACGCACGCGGAACGGAAGATCAAAGCGCCGCAGCCACTGCTGATTGAGAAGCTCTGGCGCGGCGGTCACGCGACCGACGTCGACGAGGCCCATGCCGTCCAGCACGAGCATTCCGTGGTTCTGTGCAACGAAGATCCCGTCTCGCGCCTGCGCGGCGTATTGCATCGCGCTCGGCCCGTAGAAGCTGGCGAGCAGCGTAAGGATCTCGTTGCGGTAAAGCCTGTCGGTGCCGTCCGTATCAGGCACGTGGACAATCGTCGGCGCGAAATCCTGATCGATGTCCGTGATGCCGATGGCGCACCAGTTCTGGTTCGGCTCGGGCATCTTCGGCACGGTCGGCTGCCATCGCGGCCGCACCATGGCGCCGGGCAAGCCGGTCAGCCCGACGATCAATTGCTGAAAGACTGCGTCGAGCGCGGCATCTTCGAGCGGCGGCGACGGCGCGTCCGGCTGGAGATAGCCGCCGGTGCTGGAATCGTTCGCCATATCAGCCTCCCGAGAACGGGATCAGCGCGCACTGCGCGGCCACGAATCCCTGCCCATACGTCGACCAGTCGCGCACGTTGACGACGGTGTATTGCCTGCCCTGCCACGTCACGACGTCGGCATCGAAGCCGGTTTTCCCGTCGATCAGTTGGAAGCGCGTGTGAATCGTGATCGAGCCGTCGATGCGCGCGCCGTCCGCGCCGCGCATCAGTTGATCGCCGGTGTCGTTCGTGACGACGCCGGAGAACGCCGAAACCGTCGGCGTGTTGACCGCCATGCCGTCATCGCCTACCGTCTGCGCGCTCCGCGTGCATGTCAGCGAGTTATCGACGAAATCCGGATCGGTCAGGAGGTCGGAGACGTCGAGTAGAGGCATGGTCAGGTCTTTTTGCGGACCACGTACGTGATCGAGTTTCGAAGCTGGCCTGTATCGACCAGCGTGTTCGTGCGAGTCACGCCACGCGCGACGCGCGCCGCGATCGTCGAATCAGCCAGTTTCGGCTGGATGTTGCTGTTGATCTTCGCGCGCGCCGCGTTCTGCCCGATGAGGCCCGCGGAGTGCAGCGTTTGATCCGCCTGATCCTGACCGTTCAGCGCAGCCTTCGCGCCCTTGCCAAGCCGGTCAGCGATGCGATCCTGCGCGTCGCGCACGCCAGGCACGAGGAACGGACGCGCCGGGATGTTCGCCGCCGGAGATCCGTTCTCTTGGATGTATCCGATCTGCGCATTGCTGATCGGCTCGCCATCCTTGCGCTCTGGCGCGCTGTCGGGGATTCCCACGAGAACGTCTTTCGTCGCGAGGTCGCTCACCGCCTTGATGACGGATGCGACGCGGTCGCGCGTGACCTTGACGCCGCTCACAATTGCATCCCGCCTGCGCCCATGAGGCGTGCCATGCCGAGAAAACGCGTGCCGTAGGAAGTGAGATTCCAGAAGCCCGCGTCGGCGAGGCTGGCCGCGCCAGTGTCGTAACTGGCGCTGACCTTGTCGACGGCTTTCGACGACATCGGCCCGGAGGATTGCCCCGGAATGCCGCCGCCTGCCGAAGCTTGCTGATCGCGCGCGGCGATCGCGAGGTGATGCGCCGTGACGAGCTCAATCCCGATGTTGGTCAACTCGCCCCAGCGGCACTCGTTCACGAGCGACGCTCCAACCGTCAGCCACAGCGTGACCAGCGAATCGGGGAATCGCGTCGTGTCGGAGAACTCCGGGAAGTCGGATCGGAATTGATTGGCGTCCACGGTTAGCCTTTGGTCTTGGCGGTCTTCGTCTCCGGCTTCACGACTTGCGCGTGCGCCTGGACGAACCAGTGATTGGCGGTCGCGTCGTCCACGTCATGCTCGCCGGCCGCAAACTCGCGTTGCTGGCCGGCGGCATCGGTGAGAACGAACGGCTTCTCAACGATGATCTTCGCCATCGTCAGATACCGTCACGGTAGCCGATCGTCTCCGGATACACCACTTCCACCACGCCCAGACGGCCGAAATAGGTCGTCAATTGGCGGATGTCGCGGTATTCCAGCGGCGTGCGCTGCAGCGGCACGAGCGGGAAGCGAACGCGCTCCGGATCCTTCGTGTACGCAACCATCCGGTTCGTGCTCGAAGTGCCGCGGCTCGTCAGCCACTTCGACGGCAGAATCTCCAGCGGACGGCCGTTGATGCTGTTCGACAGCGAGTTCATCTTCAAGAACTCGAGCACGCTGATATTGCCGGCCGAGCTCACGAGCGTCGAGACGAGGCGCGAGTAGTTCAGCGGGTCGATAAGCAGACGATCCGGGCAAACGGCGTAAGCCGAGGCTGCCCACACGCTGTTCAAGAGCTCGTTGACGTCAGCGAGCTGCTGCGCCGCGGTCGCTGTGCCCCAGCCGCCCGTGACTGCGTTCGAGACGTTCGTCACAGCAGCGTTGTTGACGAGGCCCGTCACGCCGAGCACGGTGTCGCCGATGTAGACCTGCTCATCGACGTCCATGTTGTGCTTCAGGTTCATGCCGGCGAACTTCTGCTGATCCACCGGACGACCGAGCTTCTGAGCC